GCTGGACAATATAAATCTTCTATTTTCATTTGTGCCTCAAATATTTTTTGTTGACATGTATAGGATATTATCAGATATATGTTAAATCAAGTAATAATGGAGAAAAATATGCTAGATAATTTACAACATCCGATTAAAACACCGGCTCAGGCGTTTAAAAATGCGTTAATATTAGCAATTACTGCTGAAACTGAGGAAAAAAGCAAGGAATGTTTGCAGATGGCAAAGGAGTTTTCTCAAGCGTGTAGTGATGAGACTGTGGAGCGCATTAAGAAAGAGATAGAGGCAATGAACTTTCCGTCTGAAAAGAAATATTACCGGTTGGAACGGAAGGAAGTGTATTCTCAATGGGTAAAAGCAAAGAATAAAAAAGAAGCCTGGGACGAAGAATATAGTGACGGTCAGGATTGGTATTCAGAAGGTTGTGATAGCGTCGAATATAACGCCGTAGTTGTGACAAAGGAAGAGTTCGATGGATAAATATTACAAATTAGAGCTCATTGAGACTTATGTTCAATATGTCGAAGCTTATGCTTTGCCGGACAATTGGGAAGAAGAACACTTTGGTGACGATTGGAACATGTCTGTGGACGATAGCCCGGATAAAATAGAGTCCAAAGTTACTGAGGTGAAGAAAGAGGATTGGTTTGGGAAGGAAGAGCAAGATGTTTGAATTGGCAAAAGGCACAAAATGGTTAAGCGGCCACGATGTACCTTCCGTGAAAGATGCACGTTTTCACAGAGGTATGTCACAAGGTCAGTTGGCAAAAAAATTGAATATTACTCAAGGTCACTTGAGTCATATTGAAAATTTTAGAGTTATGCCAAGTCCTTTATTGATGACAGAAATTCTTCAAGTTTTGGAAATTCCAGAAGATTTTAAACTTCGTTTTTCTGATGTTATGCGTAATAAACCAATTAGAAAAAATAAGATTGCTAAAAACGAAACAATGAATGCCCTATTAGACTTTGAGCTTAAACACGGTCCTTTGGTTTTATTAACTGAAGAAAACCTTCAAAAGCTCCGGGGCGAGCATGAACGAAGTCAACGCGTCGATGACCGGGTTTGTATGCACTATGTTGTGGATCGCCTGGAAGACTGTCTTAAAGAAGACGAAGAAGCTGTTGCCAGTGGAAGATTTGCTAACGAGTATTTGAAACTTCGTAAAACTGTGGAGGCTTTCAAAGAAGAGTGTGTTTATAATCTTGGAGTAAACACCCGGATAAAGAAGGAGGCGGTTGATGTTTAAATTATTTTACACACTTTTGATTATTGAATATGTTGTTGAGGATAACGAAGTATCGACCTCTGTGATCTTTGAAAGTCAACAAGAATGCTATGATGCGATGGGGGATGGAGTTCTTGACGATCTATATGATGTTCTTGCTGATAAATACGGCAAGGAAATCATAATGTATTGCAAGAAAACTTTAGTTGCTTCTGGCTATCAAGAAATAATTAAACCGAAAGTGAGGCCATGAAAGATAGAACGAACGAAAGATGGACAGAAGCCCAAAAAGAATGGATGGGTTATAAACGGCGAATGGCTGTATTCAATAAAGAGAATGTAAGCCTGTCCAAACCTCCTTGGGAAAAAGAAGTCTTGGATGAGGAAATTAAAAACGATGGGTGACGAAACATTAAGTCCTGCCCAAAAGTTTGAGTATCGGTTTTTAAAACAACAGGTGGATAGCCTTGAGACAGAACGATACCGATACGATGCCCGGCCCAACATACAACAAGATTTGTTTCATGCCAGAGAGGATTTAAAATCTTTTGTCTCTAAATTAAGAATGAACGGAGTAAAGATATAGTTAAGGCTTTAGGGCCTCTTCTACTTCAACCTTTTTTTCTTGGAGCAAGGCTTTTTCTTGCTCCAATTTATTTTTTTCAATCACGTCCGACAAAACTTTAATATCGTTTTTTGTTAAGTTTTGTCTTTTCCAAAAATCAAACATCATGCGAAGTTGTCCACTTATGGTGCGTCCTTCAATAAAAGCCACGGCAACTATCTCATCATATGTGTCTCGCGGCACTAAAACGCTTTTCCACTTACTTGTGTCCATACAAGCCCCCTTATCTTGTCGGATTATATAGGATTGTATGAAATGCGCAAGAAAAAAGCTTTATACTCGTGATCCTCGAAAAACTATTTGATCTAACTTTCCCGTCGAACCTCTCCTATCTTGCATAGGAATCATTGCTTGAACCTTTTCGATCATCAGATCATCGCCTCTCAACACACTAGCGTCGGGATCGGCATGAGTTTTGATCTTTTCGGCATAGCCTTTTAAAATGTTTTCAAACTCTAAAGCAGTCTCTAAGTCACTTACTTCAATATCTGCTACAATAATTGCTCTTAATTTAGACATCAATAACTCCTGTAATTGTTAATACAATAACTAATAAACTAATTACAGGAAATGCGCAAGAAAAAACCCCCACGAAAGGTTCTAAACGTGGGGGAAGTTATGAGGAGGACACTTGGGGGAGAAAAACCGTCAAGTTAACCCAAGTGCCCTACGAGCAGTATAATCTAACACAGGCGTATTAGATTTCCTTAGTTTCTCCCCAACTAGGACCAATGTCAATATCACATTTGTTTGGAATAATAAGAGGCAAAGAATTTGTCATTATCTCCCTTATCTCCTGGGCCCTATTCAAATCAGGTACACTAAAGGCAAGTTCGTCGTGTACTTGTATTAATGGCAAGTGTCCGGCTTCATAGCAACTTAGCCAGGCAGCTTTTGTCATATCTGCTGCGGACGCCTGGATTAATCTATTGAGTGCTTTGTAAGTCATGGCGCGTTTAAGGTTTGTAGTTGCACCATAAGCGTGACGTGCTTCGTCCAGGGGCATAGCTTTGTTGGTTCCGAAGGCCGCTGGTTCCCAAAGGTTAAATCTGCACTTGCGTCCACGTAAAGACCTTATGGAACCGCTGGAGCGCGTGTCTTCAAGTCTACGCATCACACCGGTGTTCAATTGTTTTAGGAACGGAAGGGTTTCGTTGAATTGTTTTAAGATTTCTTTTGCTTCATCAACTCCTACGTCAAGCTCCCCGGAAAGCTTATTGACGCCCATACCATAAATAATGCCAAGGCCCACGGACTTTGCGGCTTTACGCCCTAACCCTGTCATTTCGGCAACCATTGTATGAAAGTCGGTATCCGGGTTGTTTGTGTAAGCGTCCACCATTTCTTTAACGCCGTTTAATTTTGTGTTGGTGCTCTCTCCATAAATATGAGCATAATGCACCGCGATCCGTGGTTCTTGCTGTGAAAAATCAATAGACGCCCACTGCTCTCCTTCTTCTGGTAGGAACAAGCTACGAATCATAGGCCCCAGTTCTGGATCACGGGCCGGTATTTGCTGAAGGTTTGGGTTGTTCATAGAAACGCGTCCACTAACTGTGCCGCCGTCATCTGATCTTATTTGATTAATATGACCATGTATGCGGCCATCTTTACCTACGAACCTTAAAATACCGTCAATAAATGTTCCGTTTATTTTATTGTAGGACCGAGCTTGAACAATTGCTTGCGGCAATTCATGTGGGTGGTCTGTAAGAAAACTCTTTGTAAAACTAGGGGCACCCTTATCTGTACGCGGGTAAGTTAATCCAATTTTATCAAAAGACGCTGCAATTGACGTAGCCGCCCATATTTCAACATCTTTACCAACGAGTTTTTTAATTTGTTGAAGAAGTTCTTTTTCTTTCTTAATTACAAGCTGTTTGCTTTTTTCTGCCCGGTCTAAATCGACACGTACACCTCGTAAGGTCATGTCCACCAAACAGGGTAATAAACGTGTTTCTAAGTCCCATATTTGTTCCAACCCTTCTTTTTTTAATAAGGGTTTAAAAAAGTTCCAAAGCTCCAGGGTCAGAAGGGCGTCACCTTCTGCGTACTGTCCAACAAACATTGCTGGCAGCTTCCACATCTCTGCTTTTGGGTCTATGCCAAATTCTTTTGCAGCTTCGACTAAACCTTTTTCAGACTTTGTTTTGCCCAGGTAATCATACCCCAAGGAATTTAAACTGTAACTGAACCTATTTTCATCAATAAGGTTTGCTGTAACCATCGTATCAATAATTTTACCGTTTACTTCAAACCCTGACGCACGTAACCAGCCTAGGTCATATTGAGCATTGTGCATAATCTTATCCGATGGAGCGGATAGTTGCTTTTGTAACCAACGCTCAACTATGCGTTTGTCCAGATTGCCCCCACCGTGATGCCCCACCGGAATATACCCGGCCCAGGAGTCCGCTGCCAAAGCGTAGCCAATGATTTCACCATCCAACGTCGGCCAGCCTGGACCCTTTTGTTTTATATATGGATCTCTGGTTTCAATATCCACGCAAAGCTCCTTAACTTGGGTAAGGTCAGGCAAGTCACTTGGCGGAACCCAATCCGTTTTAGGTGTAAACAGTGGGAATTGCATTTTATATGTTTTCACTTTTTTTACCTAATGTTTGTTTAATCTTTTCTTCAACGCTTAATTTTTCGTATTCTACAAAATCAAAACCTAAAGCAGTGTACCCGGCTTTATCTATCCAAGAATCTTCGTGGTCTATGGTCCGCAATACTCTGCATGTCTTCAACCAATCCATCATCAAAGTGCTGTGGGCCGGTGTTATGTAACCGTGTGTTTCTAACGCTCGTTTCATAATAACATTCCAACCAATTGTTATATCGTCAAAGTTATCATACGCGTTCCCATACTCTTTATTCCGGGGCCCTGTAATATACTCATTTGCCTTTTTGAATATCCATTTCATTAGTTTTTCTTTCTTCTGGTTTTGGTAAATATACATAAACGACGCTTTTACATGTGGGACAGGAAAGATTTGTAACGATCAAATATTCGTCATCGTCCTCGCAATCGTGATCTCCACCCCAAGTTAAATTTTCCTGACAATGCCAACAATTCATATTTGATAACTCCTAAATGCGTCTTCTGGTTCTACAATAAACAATTGATCCTTGGTCCGGGTAACGCCTACATAGAAAACCCGGTGCATATCATCGCCCATTTGATTAAGTGCTGCGGTAGTAAGATCCGTATACAAAACTACGTTGTCTGCTTCCCCGCCCTTTGCTCCATGTATGGTTGATAAGGATATACGTGGCGTAGCATTAAATTTTTCGCCACGTCGTAAGACTGCGGTAATGTACACTACGTCTAGCTTGGGCATTTTATCCATTGCATCAAACCAGGCCATTGTATCATCGGCGTTAAGTCCGTAATGAAGTTGCAAGGTAGCAAGA